CCGGATTCCGAGAACTCCATTGATTTGCTCCTTACTCCGCTCGAGGTTCTTAGTGATCAAACTTGTGATGTCGTCGACCAAGAGTCCCGCAACCTTGCGGGCTTCTCTCCAGTCGAGTCCTACCGGATAGCCAGGGCCTCGGGACATTACCCAAGTCTCAAAAGACATAGGGAACAGCCCGCCTGGTCTACACAGATACCCAAGTAATCTACTGAGACGATTATTTAAACTGAAGCCGACTGGCAGTCGGCCCAAGTTCTTATAACCGAAACCCGAGAAGCGTGCTACATTAGCCATCGAGATTTCTCTCGATCTTTTCACTTTTCTCCATAGCTCCTCAAGAGCAGCGAGGTTACTCACTGCAACACTGAGTTCCGCCAAGGAAATCGGTGAGGCGTCTTGTCCTCGAATCCAGGTTCGCTTCGCAAACTCTAGACTCTTAATTGATGAGACTAGGGATTTGGCAATTCCCACCTCTACACCAATAGTGTCCATAAGGACGAGGTACTTCTCAGCGACAGCTTTGTCAGCTATGACAATATCGTCTCCGAGTAATGCATACTTAGAAAACCATAACGGTTGTTCTGGGTACGCAAGAAAGGCAGCGTACTGTACAATGGCATGATGAGTCAACGCGAGCATCGCCCACGAAGACAGTGCACCCATAGGCTGTCCGACCTTATAGTAGACACTCATGAATCCCAAATTGTAACTTTTAGCTACCTTTGGTAATCCATAAGGCCGTCCCACAAGGACATAAGACCATAGATATGCTAGCCTCTCACCCAAGAGCGGTTTCAGCAAGGCAACCTGTATCACTACAGGTAACCTATCCGTCGCCGCCGACAAATCGTAAGAAGCAAACCATTCTTCCCCTTTGAAACGATCTAACAGCCGGGCCACCGGGCCCAGCTGGTCGAAAGTTCCATCGGTTGGAATGCCTCGCAATCTAGCGAAAATCCACTCATGCAAAGGTCGCATAAGCGCCTGTGTGATTAGATTCACCATAGCAAAGACTCGGATCTTTCCTGGTTCCTCTTTAAAACCTAAACGCCCAAAGAATAAGGGTTTCCCCCAAATACGTTGAGAAACCAACCTCTTTGAATGATCGTCATCAGACGTTGTCATCCATCGAAGAGGATCTCGACGCATAAGTCTTGGTTGGCGTCGAATTATATCATCTCTCATCCGCCCAAAGGCAGAGAAGATACTTTCCAATTCAAAGTTGATCGCCCTAGAAGACGTCACCTTCATCCACTCTTGAAGGATCGAAAGCATCATGCCGTCCTGCCACCAGGCCAATAGGTCCAGCGGTAGTCCAGCAGAAGCCCCAAATCCTCCAGAATTTGGAGAAGATTTCGTAATCGTCGGAATCGACGTCACTTTTAGGTCTCGCGAAGGGTCGAGTTCCATCGGTAACTTCGTCACCTTTGAAAGCCGATCCAAGAACACGGGTACCCATCGCTCCCATTCACTTAAGAAGTCGCTTCGCAGCTCCTTCCCAGGATTTATTATGGTTCCTAGTTTCAGACTCCCTTTGAAAGGGACTACTCGGTATAATCCGAATAGAGTCATCCAAAATCTAATAACCTCAATATCTCCCGAAAGAATTAACTTTCTGTGAGTCGAATTGATGATCCTTGGTACTCCGCGTCTAGTTCTCGAGACGTTGCAGCCGAACCCAAAGGGATCCTTATCTACTTGGCCCCCTGCCACATGCTGTAATAGCAGGTAGCAGGTCTTCAGGTAGATAGCTAACCCTTTCGGCCCAACTCGTCTATACATTTTTGATGCATTCCGAGAGAAACCCCAAACAACCTTAACCCTTCCTGCTGTTAAATGCCCAAAGACTAACGGGATGACTCTAAGAGCCATTCCCGCCAGTTTTGCCTCGGCTTTTACACCGAGGGACCAATTCATCGAACGTCTTACTAAGCGCTGATAGATACTTTTAGTATTTCTCATCGCTTGTTTGATGTTTGATGGATTTTCGGTTCCCCACTCCCTCCTGGGAGAGGTGGGCCGCAGGTCGCCTTAGCAGGCTAGATAATAAGGTTGCTGGAAGCAACTCCCCTACAATCCAAGGCCCCGACTATTTCTAGTCTTTTTCTAGAGA